AATTTATTTAATGTTGTAGATGAAAAATGTATTAAGGTTATGGTTCCAAACAACCAATTCCCAGATGCAGCATTAACATTTGATTCATGGGGGTTAAACTTTGCCCAGCCTTTTGAAATTCATATAGATAGAAAGTATTTCGAAGGAATATTTGGTAAAGGGTCACAACCAAGAAAAAGAGATATAATATACTTTCCTATAACCAATAGGATCTACCAAATAGATTCTATGTACGTTTTTAGAGACATTAATAATTATCCAGTATATTTTAAAATACAATTAGCTAAATACGAGGTTAAGAAAAATACTACATTTTTAAATACAGAGGCAGAAACGGAACTTTTAGATTACACGGTTAATACTAAAGACCTATTTGGTGAGGAAATAAAAAATGAGGAGATAGAATTAACAAAGCCACAGCAATATGCTATTACATCCCAAAGAAGATTCGAGGATCCTATAAGATCATATATAAATAAGGATCTTCCTATAATAGAATATGATCTTAATAATAATTGGACCATAGTATTTAATAATTATTATGATCTAGATAAAATATTTGTTGATTCACAAAATCAAGTAGATCCATCATCTCCTGAAATTTTACAAATAGAAAGAGACGCAGTTAGATGGAAAGCTGATCCTATATTAACAGAAAACGAAGAAAGATCTTTTCTTTGCTGGTTTAGGAATAGAAACTATTTAGACAGGTCTAAGTTAGTTCCTAAGCCCGCTTCTAAGCTTTCTATTACTATAGATAATATAGGGACTGATGAAATAACTTACAGCACTTATCCTATTCCACATAAATTAGTAATGGGCGGGAATCCTAATGGGTTTGTTTCAATATTAGCAGACGGGACTAGATCTGGAGGATTTGAATTAATAGAGATCTTAGACCAGTTTAGATTTAAAATAAAAGATAACGGAGCTCCTTCACCAGCTAATACAGCTGGTTGGAAAATGCAAAAGGCTCAATCCAGGATTTTATTCGATGGATATTATAACGGCCAGGGAATATTGATAGATTTTATATGGAGTGGATCAAATTCAGTTAATAGCCCATCGGATAACAATTATTTACAAACTGGAAGTTTTAGAATTAAAATAAACAACCTAGAGATAATCTCACCTTTTGGAGCAGGTATACCAAGTACAATAGGAGAATTTATACCTACTACTGATGATTGGTATGGATTTGTTTTTAATTTCTCTAATATATTCAGACAATATTCTATAAATGTATGGAGATTGACATATGATCCAGATAATCCCTCCACACAAACATCGGATCTTAGCTTAGTACATTCTTTAGATGGGGTAACAAGTCAAGTATACACTTTCGACATTCCTCCTGTTATAGAGGAAAGTTACGATAGTCCTTTTTATGGAACAAATAATTATTCATATAAAACAAGATCTTGCCCATTATGGGTAACTAATTATAGATTTTTTAAACAAATGGTAGAAGAGGAAAAACAATCGACTTTATTAAATCAGAATATAGTCGGAGATGCTCAATTAGCTATAATAATAGATAATGCTAAGCCTATCTTGAAACTTCCAAAAGTTGCCAGAAACAGATAATTTATGCCAAGAAGAAAACCAAAAACGCAGAATCTTTCTAAAGAACAAGAGCTTAATCTTAAAGATAGGCTTGATAGTATAATTTTAGCAGATGAAATGCTATCCGGATTAAGTACACCAGATATACCACCAATTAAGCAACACAGAGAGCTTAATATAGATGGGGTAAAAACTGAGGTTGAAATAGAAGCAAGAGCTATATTAGATTCTCTTTCAAAATTTTATAATGATATGGATAATCTTTCTGAAGATTCATACATAAAGCACAAACAAAAAATAGATGCCATGAGTATATCTACTATGGCATTTCAAATAAGAACTGCACAGCATGCTATAGCTAAGCTTATAGAAGAAATTGATTCAGGAAGAGTAGAGCCAAGATTATTCGAGGTTTTAGCACAGCTACAAAATCAAATAATGCAGATGCCTAAAAACTTTTCTTCATATATGACACAAATGGAGAAAAACTATAAACAATTAAAAATAGAATCAGAGGAGGTTAATAAAGGCGGAGATATACAATTTGACGAAAACGGAAATATTATACAATCTAAAGAAAATGAAGATTTATTGAAAGCAAGAGGAACTAGAAGTCTTATGGAAAATCTTCAGAATGTTATGAAAAACGGTAGTATAGTAAAAGATGCAGAAATAGTAAACAATGATCCACCTGACGATAGCCTTATAAATCCTAGGACAAAATTCGGAGGAACAACAGATCTTTTAGGAGGTGACGACGAAATAGATTTTGAACTAGACGACGATATATTTTAATATATGCTTATGAAGGAAGAAAAATCCAGTAATTTTTGGTCTACTGCAAAAGTTGATAAACTAGTATACGATGCAGAGGAAAATGGAGTAGACTACAAGGATGTGGATAATCCCTTCCATGAGAACGATCCAGAGTTAAGAAAAGGAAATATTCTTTTTGAATATACTGAATTCGAGTTAGAGGAGATTAAAAAATGTGCGGAGGATGTAGTTTATTTTGCTAATAAATATTGTCACGTAATGACCGACGAGGGCATTAGACAGATATTACTGAGAGATTATCAGATACAAATATTAAATCAATACCAACACCACAGAAAAAACGTCTTCGTATCTCCTAGACAATCTGGTAAAACCATTACATCATCTATATTTTTATTATGGTATCTTCTATTTAATTTTGAAAAAAATGCCATGATTATGGCGAATATTGGAGATACCGCAGCAGAGTTAATGGATAAGATCAAGGTAATTATGAAAGGATTACCTTTCTTCCTAAAGCCAGGTTTAGTTGTTTATAACGTAATGACTATGAAGTTTGATAATGGATGTCGTATAATGGCTAAAACAACAACTAAAACATCTTCTATCGGTTATACAATCCATATGTTATACATGGATGAGTTTGCTCACATTAACCCTAACTTCATAAACCAATTCTTTAAATCGGTTTATCCTACCATATCATCATCACAAATTGCAAGGGTTATTATAACTTCTACTCCTAACGGTATGAATAAATTTTTTGAAATTTATAAAGGAGCGGTTGAAGGTGAAAATGAATTTAATCCAATAAGGGTTGAATGGTGGCAGGTCCCTGGAAGAGACGAAGAATGGAAAAGAAAAGAAATAGCTGCTTTAGGGTCTGAAGAGGATTTTAACCAGGAGTATGGGTGTCAATTCCTTTCTTCATCTAGATTGCTATTGGATTCTAATACGTTAAAAAGATTAAAAACATCAGAGGAGCAATTTAGATACCACGAACTATCATCATTTGAAAGAAGTACCATAGATTATTCTAATCTTTTATGGCACCCAAAATTCGATCCAGCTTCAATATTTGAAAAGGATGGTCAAAAATTTTATATTTCTATAGATACAGCTAGTGGTGGTGGCGGAGACTATTCTGTAGCTAATATTTTCAAAGTAGCACCCATGCCTAGCAGTGTGATAAAAAGTAAGAGATTTTTTGAGGACGAAAGTGATTTTTTCTGCTTGCTTCAGGTTGGAATATTTAGATCTAATATTATAGAGATAGAAGAGTTTAAAGTTTTTCTCGAGATTTTAATATTAGATATACTAGGAGTAGATAATACAAGAGTAGTATTAGAATTAGATCATAAGGGTGAAATGTTAATGGACAAGCTACTAGATTCAGAAGATTTCTTTGATGAAATGTTTGTTTATACTAAACACTCTGAAGCAAGCACCAAATTAAAGCCTGGAGTTAAACTCACAGTAAAAAACAAAGAAAAATTTTGCTACGATCTAAAAATAAACACAAGATCATATAAAATAATCCCTTCTAATAAAAACGGTATACACGAATTGGCAAATTTTGGTATAAATCCTAATGGTAGTTTCTCCAGTCAAATAGGTAAAGATGACGAAGCTATGACCCTCGTAAACATAAATTGTGTATTCGATAATGGCGATTTTCAAGAGACTGTGATGGATATTTACGATATTATCCCAGAAAAATTCAAAAAAATGATAGAAGAAAGGCTATCAGAAGCTAATGAATCCGCTCAAAACAAAAATAGCGACATTTCAAATTATACTTTCTTAAACGGTCTCCTTGATTCTTGAAGGAAGAATGATATATACATAGAAAAAGAAGTATACAGAACTTCTTAGAATATAAAATAAAATTTAAAAATGGCAAGACAAGTCAAACTTGATTTATCCCAATTTAAAGCATCTGGGGTTTATACTTTAGAATTTGATGCTAGTGAAAACATTATTATAAATCCTTCTACGATTAGATTGGTAGTTGGTTATTCTAATATTGGTAACTTCAATACCCCGGTTTATTGTCCAGATATCACGACATTCCAATCTGTATTTGGCGGTATAGATAAGGCTTTAGAGAAAAAAGGATCATTTTTCCACAGATCTTCTTTAGTATGTCTTCAGAGCGGACCTATCTTTGCACTAAATCTAAGATTATTAAATAATTCTGTTGATGAAAATGGAGATCCTGAATATTCTGCAGGAGCTGATGTAGCTAGATATAGAGCTTTCTCTATGGACACTGAGGAGCAAAACGGAGCTAATGCGACAGGAGGGTACTCAGATCCACTAACAAAACAGGATAAATTATTATCTTCATACTACAATAAGGAGAAATTTTGGTTCCCAGATACGACATATTTCTTAGCAACTGAGGATAATTCTGGATCTCAACCAGATTCTAGAAAATTATTTAGCTTAGTTAATCTTGGGCAAAACCCCGTAAGTATCATAGTAAGAAAATCTCTAGATTCTAAATTCCCTTTAAAAGGATTTGATATTACAGCTAGAGAATATTTTGGATCGGATAACGTTCCATCTTACATGAATCAGTATGATTATCTTTCAGATTGGTTTGTAGATGTTATAGTTGTAAGTGGAAACTGGACGGATTATCAAGCTTTAGCTAACGACCCAGTTTACAGTCAATATTTTACATCTAAAGGGTTTATTAAATCTCAAATAGATAATTTCTTATCCCTTAATGGAGTTAATATAGTTCTAACCACTACTGGTACAATTATACCTAACTTTACAGACCAAAACGGTACATTAAGATACATCCAGACGCTAATTAATAATCAAACAGCTACAACTGGTATATTCTGTGCTGTTAATGAGGAAGCTTTAGACGATCTATTAGATAACTCATCAGTTTTTGACTTAGTTGGTCACCATATAGTAGACGAAATAGGTCCTGATGCAGATATCACAGCTATTCCTAAGAACCTTAATTTCTTATCTTATAGTCAAAATTTATTTGCTGATTATACTTACTATAAGAATTTAGCAGGTTCTACTGGAGGAACTGAGTTACAGGATGCTGTTTCTCCTGGTCCTGGTATGGATATTCTTCCTGAAACTGGTACTCTTGTAGAGGATATTTTATACAATACAACTGGTGATGCAGGTATCCCTACAACATTATGGGATACTTATAATCCTACTGCTAGAGATGGTGGAGCAATTTATCTAGATACATTATTTACGTCTCCAACATTACATGACGATCAAATAACAACACTAGAAAGTTTCCTAGATACTTCTAGCAATGCACCAGCAGTAAAATGGGTAGTTGGTAAAGTTACTTCCAATCTTCCAACTCCTGGATATTTAGGATTCTATGAGGGTGATCTTGTTAAATTAAGAGTAGTAGAGAATAAATTTATAACAAATAACACTTTACCTGTTGGACTTAAGCAACAGTTGAGATTGAGGCTTAACCACCCACTAATTGGTTCTACTGCATCTACAACATATGTTGAACCTTATGATATAACAAATAAGAGCTCAGTTTCAGCTTACCAAATAGGTAATCCTGATTACTTTGATAATGATGACGTATACTTCTCACCAGATATTCCAGTAGGATTGGATAGCTATTTAGCTTACGAGAACTCTGCTATGTATAGAGACTGGGTTAAAGGGAATATAGGCGATGGCGACATTGACTGGAAAGATGATACAGGTACTTTATTACAATATTTAAAATTCGAAGTAAATGTAGATAGAGACGGATACAATATCCTAGTTTGCCGAGCTTATGCTGATGATACATTATCAACCCCTGAATCTATTGCTACTTGGGATTCTACTTATATTAGTTCTTTACCTATAGGAGCTAACCAAGCATCAGGAGAAAGCTTTAACATAGTTTCAACTGCTGGTAATATTAGTGATTTCGTAGACATCATAACACAGTTACAACCTAATATTATAGAATTAAGTACTGCTGAAGCAACAGCTTCTAAAATAAAAGTTGGAGATCTATTAGTATCAACGGATGTTCAGATATATGATAATCCTTTGACTGAAAATCTACAATCAAGATTAACAAGAGTATTGGAGGTTAAAACAGTAGCTTCTGCGTCTTCTCCTGGACTTTACACAGTACAGGTTAAAACTGAAAGACCTATTAAACTTTATCCTGGTACTACAACAAGAGTTTGGAAGTTTAAGAATATCCAAGAATTTGTTAAAACGTTCAACTTTACTTATCTTCCTGGTTCTGATATTAAAGCTGCTTCTATGCCTAACGGAACAGATACAAGAATGAATGAGATTCTAGATGTTTTATACAATACAAATCTTGCTAGAACATTAGCTGATACTGACGTAATAACATTCAGATACATCGTAGATACATTTGACGGAGGTATACAGCCAAACTGTAAATACCAACTTACTAAACTTGCTAAAAACAGACAAAAATGTTTAGCAATTTGTAACTTACCTTCAATGAAGAAGTTCTCTGAATCTATTGATCCTAGATTTACTTCTGCACCTACTGCAACAGATCCAGCTCCACTTTTACAAGCTAGATATATTGCAGATGGAGGTAATTTAAGTTTAAATCATTCATTTACTTTCTCTTTACCTGATGAAGATCTAGGTGCTAAATTCTCAGGATTCTTTGCTCCTTTCTTAACAATCAGAGAAAACAATAAGAATCTAAACGTTCCGCCATCTCCTTACGTTTCTAACAACTTTATACGTAAGTTCATTACTGGAGAACCTTATTCTATCGTGGCAGGTCTTAAGAGAGGTATTATATCAGCTGGTAATCTAGTTGGTCTTGAATATGATTTTGATATTCAAGATAGAGAATTCTTAGAGCCTTTCGGAATTAACCCTATCATTCGTAAAAGAGGTGTTGGTATAGTAATATATGGTAACCAAACAAGCTACCAAAGAACAAACTCTGCATTTAATAACCTACACGTAAGAGACTTATTAATTACTGTAGAAAGTGCAGTAGAGGATATACTATCAAACTACGTATTTGATTTCAACGAAGATAACGTAAGACTTGAGATTAAAACTCTAGTTGATAACTACTTATCAGGAGTAAGATCAGTAGGTGGTATTTATAACTTCTTAACTATTATGGATTCTTCTAATAATACACCTGCTATTATAGATCAGAACATCGGAATCATCGATGTTATAATCGAACCAGCAAGAGGTATTCATAAATTCATTAATAGAATGACGGTTACTAGAACAGGAGGTATAGCTTCTGGAGGATTCATCCAATTTAGTTAATAATTTGTATAGAATTATCTAAGATAAATATATAAAATAAAAATATGGCAGGATTACCACATTATACAAGCTCCAAGGCGTCAGTTAATAAATACGAACCGGTTTTTCTTAACCAATTCGAAGTACAGATTACTCCGCCAACAGGTATATCTACTCCACAGGGAAACCCTCAGAGTTCTAATATATTGCTTGAGCAAGTAACTAGAGTTTCTGGATTACAGGTAGATCAGACACCATCGGAAATCACACAGCAATATAAATTTGCTAAAAGATATTACGCTGGTGCAGCTCCTCAAAGAACTGGTTTAGATGTTGATATAGAATTTGAGGTTAACCTTAATGACAGCAATTCTATGTACGTATTTAAAGTTCTTCGTCAATGGTCTGATCTTATTTATAATCCTTTAACGGGTGCAATGGGTCTTAAAAAGGATTACACAGGAAATATATTAATAAATGTTTTTAACAAGCAAGGTGATATTTTCAGAAAAATTAATCTTAGAGATTGTTTCCCTATGTCTCCTATCACTGAAATGGGT